AAAACCAATACCTTGTTTACCAGGACATTCTTCTACAATACAAATTTGATTAAAACAAGCATCACCATTAATATCTACTAGTTGAGCATAAATCTTAATAGGTTCTTTTTCAAAGAAATCTGTAATTTGGAATGAACAATTACCAAACTTAGTATCAACATAAGCTCCTTCTAAACGTAAACCTGCACAACAAGTAGGAGGTTCTTCCACAAGACAAGTTGTACTCCAATCAATAGCTGTCTGAGACTCTTTGTAATTATTAGTTACGGTTCCGTCAGGATTTATTGTAGCCCATTCGAATATACCGTTATTAGTACCAGGAGCAAACCATGCTTGACCAGTATAATCAAATACTACAGGGCTTATAAAATCTCTTAAATAAGGATCATTAACAATTTGTTCAGCCCACTGTAAATAAATAAGAGTAGGATCAACAGGAGTACATACGTCACAAATTGCTTCTCTTAAACTTGGACATGCTGCGCCACCATTTAATTGAGCTTCAGTCACAACTGGATTACAACAAGTACCTCCCTGAGCTAAAAGAGTTCTATAAAGATTGTGATTAGCGAAACGTAATGCTGGAGATCCTTTTACATCAATTCTTAGATAGTAATTTTTTTCACAACAAAACGTAGGACAACAATTTTCATCAACACTAGTTACACTAACAGTTGCTACTGTAATAGTAAATATTTCACCACCAGCTTCTGCTATTAATACATCAGTATCAGTATATTTTACACCAGCATTGGTAATTGTAGTACTAGTAATAGCACCTGATTCAACAACTACTGTTACAACAGCACCATAACCAGTACCTCCTGTAAGAGCAATAGTATATGTTCCATCAGCAGGAATCGAACCAAAAGAACCATCGGTAGTAAAACTAACAATTTTACCAGATAATCTAAGATTGGTTAATCCGATATGAACTACAGCTTGTTCTGGTAAACATGATTCAACAGCGTATGATTTCTGAATATACTTGGGATTAATTACTTTAGACTTATTTGTTTCTTTGTAACCACCGTGATATGGTCCAATTTTATCGTTGGTTAATAAGGAAGAACCAGCAATAATAAAAGGACAACATTTAGTATTTGCATATCCTGATGACGCTGTATCCTCTATATTATAGAGCTTATATGTTTTCGCGTCAAAAAGTCCTATATAACCCGGAGGAAATTTTGCAAGATCTGCCGTAGTAAAATTAGGATCTTGAGATACAATTACTCCTGCGTCTGTTTCAACAGGTGTAGTAATATTAGTACCAGGTACTTTGTCTCCTGGATTTAAAGTTGCTCCATTAACTAAGAAGCGTTTTGTAAAAGAATGATTAAAATAACTCATTGTGTTTTGATTTTAAGATTAATAAACAATATTATAATATAAGAAACAATTTTTTACTATCCAAATTTTTTAATTATTTTGTTCAACTTGTTGTGATTGTCTTTGATATTGAACCAACGATTCTATATCTCCTGCAATTATTTTTGAAGCTTCGTCAATAATTACCTCAACAATATCATCTTTAAATTCTGAAGTAACATTGACTGTAGAAACGGTTTGGGTATAAGGATTACTTTGTCCTAATATTTCTATTTTACGAGGTTGACGATAATAAACTAAAGAAGCTTTTTTAATGTCAAACTCATTATTAGTATAGATTCTAACTCTATTATTTAATAGAGTACAAACAGTTTCTCTCCACTCAAAGTTAGGTTTTCTATTAAAATCTTTTAAGATTTCTGGTATATTACCTTCTTCTACTTGATAAACAATCATATTTTTGGAACCTGGACAACAATCGCTTGAACCTTTAATATCTAACCGTTTCCAATGAAAATAGTTATCCGGTATCAATGAAGTTTCGTAAAACAAATCTTTTTTGAAAAGATTAAAGTCATGAATAGTAAGTAAAACCTGGAAATCATCAATACGTCTAGAAGAAGATTCATCCCCTTCTTTTAATTGATTAATACCATGTAAGTTTCTACGAGACCAGTCTGATTGAGCTTTATTAAAAGCTTCTATAATGGCCCAGTCTTCGATATTGTCAAAATCGTTACTAGACAGTTTATTCAACCTCTGTTTTATTTTTAATAAAATTGTCTCATTGTTTAACATTAATTACCATTTTACTTTATTAGCCCAATAAGCCGCACTCATTTTACCTTTTGATATATTACTAGCGTGTCTTGCTTTAAAAGATTCTCTACGATTACGACTACTTTCTGATTCTCCTTCTTTTTTTGGAGAACCAGATACACCCTGTTGACCAAAGCGAATAGTCTTTACTTGATCACCAGATTTAGCTACTACAACGTGCGATTTTGTCGGGTGACTAGGAGTTTTTTTTGGTTTATTATAACCACTAACTCCGGCTTTAGTAAGTCTAGAATCTTTTTTTGTAGACATAACTATCTGTTTTTACCTTTATGTAAACCGTGTGACGCATGTTGTTTTCCAGTTCTTGTAGCTTCTCTTTTCTTAGCATTTGCTTGTGCTAATTTTTTTCTACCAGATTCTGTACTTTTTAATTTTGATATAGTCTTGGTCGGAGCATATACTTCACCAGTTTCCCCAGAAGGTTTACCGGACGAAGTAGTCCACTGTTGTTTAGTCCAACGATCTAAACTTTTTTGTGATATAGTTTTAGCCACTATTTACTAAAAGTTTTTAAAACCGACATTTGTTCATTAGCTAATTTTTTTACATCAGACATCATTTTAGAATCTTTACGTATTTCGTCAGCTCTTTTTAAAGTACTCAACGCATTTTCGATTTCCCATTTTCTTTCTGAAGCTACCAAACCTCCAGTTTTTTTAACGCTAGGTTTTTTAGATGTACTTTTTTTCATGATTACTATTTTTTAGTTTTATAACCACCACCTTTTGATTTGTACTCTTTTGCTAGTAACTGAGCTTTACGAGCCGACCACTCTCCGGGATCGCCACCCTTAGAACCAGCTTTAATCTTTTCAAATAAAGATTTTCTCATACTTGGTTTGGTATAGTTACCTGCTTCGTTAACCTTTGATTTAGTACTCTTAGTCATTACTTATTCCATTGAACTTCTAATCGTTTCATCAAATCTTCAAGAATCTTTTCGTTTAAAGGATTCTTTAAAAACTCTACACACTCTGAAGGATTTCTTCCGATAATTGTATTAGTCGATAAGTGATATATAACCCCATCAGCTTTTGGAGCGATGTATTTGTAATAAGACGAATCGTTAACTATAGCTTTAAGTTTTAACGTTTCCATATCTAAAGCGGCAGCTTCCATAAATTGTTTAGGAGCTTTCTTAGTACTTTTTTCAATACCTTCCCCGTTTATATACTTATCCATGTTATCATAAACAATATCGTTAGGTGTATTCTTTTTATATTGAACAGAGTTTCCGTCAATACTTTTAGCTACTAACCACAACTTATTAGTATTCTTATCAAATAATTTTTGTAATTCAGCAAGAGCTTTATTACGTAATTTTTTGATTTCGGTTTTAGTAGAAATAGTATCTACAGATTTATCTAAATAAAACTTATAAGGAAAACTACTCATACGGGCCCATTCAAAACTTTTAGCTATCAACGAAAATCCACCGGCTTCAATAGCATGAAGTTTTATAAGATCCATAGGTTCTGTATGAATATTCAAATGGATCTCACTATTACTACATCTCATAGTAATATTACCCCAAAAAATATCATTATCAGGTCTTAATAATTTTACTTTAGACCAAAACTGAGGATCATCTTCGTCTATAATATTAGACGATAATTCTTTTTCAAGCTGGGCCACAGTTCTTCTTATTTCTAAGATTTTACCTTTTTTTTCTTCAGGATCCGCAATTGTTTTAATTTCAGGAGCAAATTCGTTTAACCCAGTAAGATATCTTCTTATTCCGTTATTTTCAACGTAAGCGAGTTGTTCTTCCTGGTATACTCCATCGAATACAACCATGTTGTAATTCTCAAGACCCATGTTTTCTTTTGCACGATCTACATAGGGTTTTACAGTAATTGTGTTTTTTACTTCTACTGTAGTTGTTGGTTTTTCTAAAGTACTAGTCATTGTTTTATAATTGTTGGTTTAAGAGCTGAGTACAGGATACGAACCCGTCAAAGTGCATATTACTCAGCTTAATAGTTATTAACAAGCTTTTTTCATAGATCCACCTTTTTTCATCATAGAGGTTTTACTTGTTTTTTTAGAACCGCCATACATCATTGAAGGTTTAGCTGAAGCTGTTTTTGTAGCTTTTTTAGTAGGAGTTTTTGTTTTCATTGTTTGAAAATTTAGTGATTATAATAATAAGAGAGCTGTTTTCACAGCCCTCTTTTTTTTACTAGAATGATCCACCGGTAATCGGGTTTCTCATAACAATCTTTAACACTTTAGTTGGATCTTTTACCCAAATAGCCGGGAATGTTTGAGACATATACACGCGGTAACCGTTAAATTGACCAGATGAGTTAAACCCTTGAGTTTTACCCATGTAATCCATAGTACCATTTTGATACCACCATTTCAATTGATTATCCCAAGCTAATTTTAACAAGTAAATGTTATCATTAGTGTTATCAGTAACATCAAAAATAATGTAGTTATAAGAACTTAACGGGAAACCATCGATCAATGGGTTTTCAATATCGTTAGTATGAACGTTGTCAAATGCCGGATTCAATACAAATTTTACATTTGCTAAGAAAGGAATAACGTAGCTAGTATAAGCAAATCCAAAATTCAAGTCCATACCTTGACCAGTGATAGCGCCAATACCATTATTAGCAGCAGCCTGGATAACAAGACCTGAATTAGCAGCTTCTCTTTTGATTGATTCGTTAATAAGTTTCATACCTCCCATACCAGTTTGTACGATAAGTTGTCTCTTAGGATCTGGACCTTGAAACTCAACGCGACCGTTGTAGAAATTATAAATCTCAGAACGGAACAACTCTAAGCTAAAACTTATTTTGTTATAAACACGTTTAAAAGAGTTATCTAATTGTTTCCAAAGACCTACAGATAATCTGATATCATCCGGACCATCTTGTTTAACTCTACCACCATGACCCCACATTAAGTAAGTCTCAATGTCAGTAGCAATTTTAGTTAAGTGAGCAGCTTCTAAAGAAGTCAAGAAAGTTCTAGTTAATGTACCATTTGCCATAGCTTTTTTAACATAATCTTTACCCTTAAAAGCAACGATATCTTCAATCTTACTAATAGACGGATCTAAAGATTTATCAAAATTTCTCCAGATTTCAGTTACAGGAACTGCGCCATCAGCTTTCATACCACCTTTAATCATCAAGTCTGCGCGACTAGAGATAGAATAATGAACGTGAGCTTCAGCACCACCTACGTAGTTGTAAAATTCACGGAAACCAGATTTAGTGATAATATCAGAAAATCTTTCACCGTACTCACCACGAGCAGAACCTTTACGGAAGAATTTAGTACCAGAAGCTAAATACTTGTTATCCAAGAATTTAAAGTTATCATTGTTCACTAATTGAACAGTGTAGATGTAACCGTCAGATACTGGTAAAATATCTTCAGTTGGTGTAATGTACAATTCAAGACCATTGTACTTGTCGTAAGTAATAATGTCACCACTACCAAACTCTCTACGAGATAATTTGATTTTAAAGGTTTGACCATCAATACCTTTGTTTGTGTTATCTGGTTCTACGTCATCGATTACATAAGGTAGATCCTGAGATACAGGAGTCTGCCACTTATATTCACCACGAGCGTTATCTACCATGATAACGTTTTTTCCACCAAATGATGACATTTGATAAAGAGGCATCTCAACCTTCTGTGTCATAGCCCATATATCTACAGGGCCCATGTCCATAGGTTCAGCGTCTTTAAGCATGTTCACCAAGTGATAAGAATCTACGTGAGACGAAGCTTGATAGTTCGTGTCGCGTAGGAAAATACCATTGTTAAATACTGGAGTTGCCATTTTTAAATAATTGTTTTTATTGTGAATTAATGTTAATCTCTTCTAAAAAAGTTTTTTGATGGTTTTTGTATTGTTTGTTTTTTCAAATTACGTTTATTATCATCATCGTTTGTTATAACAGCAGAACCACCTTTTTTAAGACTTTCTTCTGTTTTCAAACTTCTTACAGTTTTTTCAGTCGCAATCTTTTCTCCAAGATTTAAAACTTTTTCTCTATAACCTTTAGGGTCAGCTAAAAGGTATAAAGCTTCAGCTACTAAAGCGTGGTTAGGTTCTACGAACTGATACTTTTCAAGTAAATGACCTAAAAGACTAGTCTGGTTACCGGTTACTGAAGGATAATTCATGTTTACTAAACCGGTATAAAGAATGTTTTGAACTTTTTTATCTAGTTTTATACCATTCAAATCACCAGGGGCCAAAGCATTATATACGTTTTCGATATATATCTCAGCCTGTTCTTCTTGTTTTCTTTTTAAAACTTCTTGTTGTTTTAACTTTTTAGTTACTTCTTGCTCAGTTAATTCATCAAGTTTTGGTTTAAAATTACCGGCTTTTTGTTCAAGAACGTTTTGGTCTTTCCAAAGCTGGATTTGTTCTTCTATCTCTTCGTTATTAAACTTAGTAGTAGCTGACAAATATTTAAAAATTATCGTTTCACTATCAGTAGAAGGATCTAGTTCTTTAACTTCTTCTACATGAGAAAGAACTCTAAACAAAGATTTTAAATCATTACCACCATCGGCTATATATTTAGCCGCGTACTGCATCTCTGGAGGAAGAGCTTCAAAAAACTCTTTAGTCGTTTTTCCTCTAAGATTACTTTCCTGGTTATGAAGATTAGCTTCAATAAGTTCTTCAAGATCTTCTTGACTATAATCTTCTAAAGGTTTATCATCTTCAAAAGGTACTAATGAACCTTTTTCAAAAAGTTTATTAAGGGTTGATACCATAAGATCTTTAGATACTTTTGGTCTACCCCCTTTATCTTTTAATTCTTCTTCTTGTTCTACCGATAAAGTATCATCTATTTCTTCTGCCGAAATTACAGTTTCTACTTTCTTTTCTTCAGTTACCTGTTTTTTATCTTTTAGATCAGGGTTGTCAAGGAACTCTTTTTCATCTTTACCAGGGGCTTGAAACATTTTTTCTTTCTCTGGTTCAGTATTAATCAATCCTTCTGTCGATGTTCCAAAAAGATTTTGAAGATTTAGATCTTCTTCTAATACTTGGGTACTTTCTTTAATTTGCGTCATAAGGTTGGTTTTATTTCTTTGACATTAATAATATACTCAAAAATATAAACTTAAACATAAAAAAGTTGCTTTTGAATATTTAACATATCTAATTTACTGCACTATAACGCTAACTATTTTTTAGGTTTATCTTTTTGTTTTACATCGTACTTATTTTTGTTAGTACGGGCAATTTCTAGTTGTTTATTAGCTATATCTTTTTGAGCGTTTATTTTTTCTCTTTCTATACTTAATTTGTCCCGAGATAATTGAGATTTAGTTGTTTCTTTTTCTCTATTAAAACTCATTGTATCAACAAATTCTTGAGACTTTCTCATATCCGTCATGTAATCTTGAAAATCAGATTGTTGATTCTTATCTAAATCGACCATTGATCCCATACCGGCTGCTCTAATCTCAGCTATCAAGATATCTTTTCTACGATCTTTTTCTTTTTCTAAACTTGTATAATCTCTTTCTAACTGAGCTTCTTGAGTTCTAGATTGTAGTTCTTGCTCCAACATTTGTTGTTGTTGTTGCATCTCTTGTTGTTTAGCTTGTTGAAGCTTATCATCTAGTTTTTTAAGAACCGTATTCAATTCTCCTAAAGATTGAGATTGAACAATATTACCTAAATCATATATAGTGGCCCCTGTAGTATTATTACTTTCAGCTATTAATTTTAGTTTTTCTAAAATAGCTCTATGGTTAGCTTTAGTGGTAGCGAAAACATTTATATCTCTGAGTAATAAATCGTTACCGTTTAACTCCATCATAACTCTTTCATCGTTACTAGTACTATACTGCATTCTTAAAGAAGGTTTTGTACTAGCGTAATACTGAGCAAGGTCTGTTCTCATTCTATGGACCCTGGGCATAAGGTAATCCGAGTGTTGTATAAAATAATTTTCTGTCTGAGCGTAAGAACCGGCTACGGCTTGTTCTATACCCCTAGCTGTATCAGTCTGACCGATTTGTTGACCCATACGCTGCGGAGTAACTCCTACTATCTCCATACACTGCAACTTAAAATAATTAGCCAACTGTATTCTAGACATCAAACGATTAGTTTGTTCTAGATTAAGAGTTTGGAAATGTTGAAAGTTTAGCGCGTTTTCAGTATTAGTAATAGATGTATCTAATGGTAAAATCTGGAAATTCTTCATCGCAACATAAGCGTTGGCGTAGTTACCTTTACCCCAATCTTCTCCAAGAGAATGTTTAGGTAAAGAGTTTTGATCTAATAATACCACGGTACCAAGCTCGTCTACTAGAATGTCAGCGATCTGATTATTTACAATATTGTATCCAATTTGAAAAGGTTTTGTAAGATCTACTAATGAAGTAGACTTCGTATTTCTATCAGAAAATACAGAACCTTCTACTGGAATTAAACAACCATATAATGTATTATCACCTTTAAACTGATATTTCAAAGGTCCTAGTTGGTTTTGATTGATCCCAATATAAATAGGATTTATACCACCGGTATTATTCATACCCCAATAAGTAGGTCGATTCGGACCTATTTTTACACCACCGTAGCTTTGGTTAATCCATATCCAATCAATATGTTCACCAAAAATTAAATTATCTTTTGTCTTATTTTTGAACAGTGTTGTATTATAAACAGGTTTATCAGTAATCTTATAATTTTCACCAATTACTTCATTTATTACTTCACCAGCTTCTGTTATTTTAGTAAGATGTCCTACTTTACGCTGAGACTTCCAGTAGCAAGTAGTAACCCTTAACATGGTAGCCATATTAAGATCCCCACCATCTTCAGATTGACTGGTTATTAAACCAACCACATCATTATCGTTAAAACTATTTTCTAACATAGAAGTTAGCTGACGATATTCCAACGAAGGTCTGTTGGTATTCCATTCATGAGATTTAGTAGGATCGTAAAAAGAACCATCGTTTTGTAAACCTCCAATATTATATCCTGCAGATCTTACCGGGTATAGCGACTCTAAAGATTCTTGTTGTTCTTGTGTCATTAACCAGCCATACTTATCAAGAACATCCGGTATAGTCATAATATCTAGCTTACCTACATAGTTACTTTGAGATATATAACGTACCTCCGGAGACTTGTGATAAAAAGTTAAAACCGGATTCCATAGTTCTATTTCATAATCGTCTTCTCCCATTCTAAAATGCCAGAACTCTCGGTCAGTAATCAACATATCTCTAAACGCTCGCTCTTCAAGTTCTTCCATACTAAATCTCTGATCATCTATTTTCATTTGTTTAGTAGCCCACTGTTCAGCAATACTTTTATAACTCTTAGTATAGAAATCTTGTATTTCAGGTAAAGTTTTAAGATTTTCTCTGGACATCTGCTTCTCCATGTACTCTTGTACTTGAGGATCTTCAGGATCTAAACCCTGTTCTAACATCCCAATCATCATTTTTTCTTCAGCAATTTGTACAAGATAGTTTTCTATATCAGCTCTTTTCTTCTCCATTAATTCGTTATAAGAGTAATCATCTACAGCAGTAAACTGTATCATAGTATTTCTCTTAGCAAACTCACTGGTTAATACATTAATAATGTTAGGAATTATAGGATAAAATTTTAATTCTAACACTGAAGACTCGTTACCGGAAGAAAGAGTTTCTACTAAATCTAAGTATTCGTTATCATTCTCTACTATATAATCAGACTTGTCAATTTGACCTTTAGCGAGTTTGTAATTTTTCATAAGTCTAGTAGCGTTCTTACGTACCTGACGTATTCCCATCCACTCTAACCAATCCATATTCCAGGCACACCATTCATCGTCTTTATCTTTAGAAGACAAAAACTGTATAGGTTGAGTAATACTACTCATTCTATTATAATCTACTTTAGCACCTTTCTTTAACTGTAACGCGTTATATATTTGCATTATCGTATATTTTTAAATGGATTTCTTTTAATACTATTTAAACCACGAGATTTACCTCCTATATGTCTAAATGGACTTATAGATAATTTACTCATTTTATTCGACTTGTCAAAGTTAGTAGTTTGTACACGATCTATTCTCTTTTTATAACCCAGGGATGAAATTTGTACCTTGGCAAAGGATATAAGAGCTGCTAACGAAACTAATCTGTCCACGTTTAACCCATCGACATAGGCTAACATTTCTTTCATAGCCATTATATCAGGTATTCTTTCTATACCATAATACTTCTTTACGATAGTCCCATCAGTTTTACTTTCTTCATCAATAGTCTCTTTGATAAACTCTATCAAGTAAGATAACATGTGAGCTTTAAATAATTGGCCGGTGTTTTTCCAACCGTATTCTTGATACACATTTTTGTTAGAACCAAGATCTTTTAAAAAAGTAATCTGATCTTTTGGTACAAGATATTTTTGTTTTTTGTGAAATATCATGTGTCGAATAAATAACGACACGTTACTTTCTACAATAGTCCAAGCGTTGTACGCTTCTATCATGTGTTCAAGACGTTCATGAGTTTTATTGATATCATCAAATCTACCACACCACCAAGCAACAATACGATCTCTTTCTACATAAACCGTGGTTTCATCACCTTCTATTTTAGTTACTTCAACAGGATTCTTGTAGATATAAATAGAACATAACGATTCACTCGTAGTTGTTTTACCTTCTCCTACCGGGTCAATTGAAGCGTAATAAGTTCCCCACGGAGCGTTAGGATCAGGTTTTTCTGTAATAACAACTACTCCTGATTTATCTATCATTTTTTTATCAACCGGAAAATCTTTAATTGGTAGCTTAAAAGTACTTTTAAATTCAAATTTACCTTCCAGTGTTTTTACTAAATCAATATACTGTATAGAATATTCTTTATCTTCTATTAGTTTAATCTGGTGATTAATTAGGTGAGTAGGAAAAATAGATTCTTCACGATTAGCAAATGCTTCTTCAATAGTTCTTGGATGCTGAGAAATCTCTAACTGATAATCTCTAGGATCCATATTAGCTTTACACTTCTCAAAATATTCGTCAAGTGCCTCTAAAGATTTTTCTACAAGACTGTTTCCATACTTATCTATGTAAGGAGGCATGGACCATTGTTCCGGAATAAACAAACCTGATTTTCCAAAAGTCCTTTTATTATTTATCAAATCCGTCTCGACAGAATAAATGTCATTTATATCAGGATTTAGAATAAATTTTTTAAGAGGACCACACTGACTGAGATCACCGACAGAACCTGCTATAATAAATAATCCAGTAGTCATCATACCGGATTTCATAGCTGGTCTCATATAACCGTAAGTTAAATCTGCAGTAGGAGCGATACCACCCTCTTCGTAAAAGAAATACGTACACGGCCCACCGACACCATTTGTAGGATCTTTCTCAAAAGACATACCTTGAAGAACTCCCTTTAAACCGGTTTTAGTTTTACGACCATTAATAGTCTCTTCAATTTGTTGTTGCCAAATAAGAGTTTTACCAGGATTCATCGGTCTAATCCAAGCGGTATGAAGATCTAAGAAGTTACGATATTCGTCTAAGAATTTCCAAGAACCTTTTTCGTTAATATAATCTTTAAGACTAGCACCCATTTTTAAAATAGGTGTTTCTTCAAACCAAATCTGATTGATTAATTTGGCCATGTGAAAATAGGAAGACGCTATCTGACGTTTCTTAAGAATAGCCGCGTGTTTATAATGTAGTTCGGCTAGTATTTCGTATATAGCCATGTGATACTGAGCATCTCTTACATCCGGAAAACTAAATCTTCTTAATTCTTTATTATTAATAGGTAAGAAATTTAACCACATATAATAATCTCTACTCAAATACCAAACGTTATCGTTATTTTTAAAAATAACTCCTTTACGACATTTGTTTTTTTGATCATCCCAGTATTTCTTATAATCTTTACTTTTATAAGGGGCTGCACAGAAATATTGGTTAGTATTAAAAAACCGAGCTTGTTCGTTAAATATTACTGAAGTTTCATCAAACTCATATTTACCGGGTTCTCTAAACACAGAAAGTACAAATTCTTTAAATTCATCTCTGGTTTCAAATACAGTTTCTAACCATTCACCATTATCCCAGGTTGGTACAGTTATAAAATTACCATCATTATTAGGAGATACCATTATTGATCATAAGCTTTTTCTCTATTACCTCTAGTACGAGTTTTTTGTTCCTCTTCAAGATCTCTAAGAACTCCTTTAAAAGATAGTCGTATATCCTGAAAATCTTTAGCCGCCCGGAGAAGTGCTGTAATATTACCGTCTCTCCCAGAAGTAATTTCGCTAGTTTCTAAATATTTTGCTAATCTATCTAACATACTTCTTATTCCATTGTAAGCTCTAACTGTAGGAGTTTCGTAAAGTTTACTACAAAACGCTATAGCCTCAATAATTAAATCATCTTCAACAGAAAAATCTGGATTAACTTCTAATAAAATAAGCTCTTCTTTATCTTCTTCCGGAACATTAAAGAAAGGATTATTCTGAGGATCCGGACAAGTTTTATAATAGAGGTAAGTATAAACCTGGTTATAACTATCGGGATATTCTTCCATAAGTCGTTTAAGAGTACTCAGTGTATAACAATGTTCTGTTGCTGTTACTTTACCATTTTGTATATCAAAAAGTCTTATGTTCATTTTAAAGATTTTACATACAACCAAACTTTAACCATATCTTCTTTAGTTATTCTCAAAACATGGGTATTAACCCCTTCAATATCAACCAATACTTCGTAAATAGATTTACCATCCTCATCAAGTTCGTCTTCAGAATAATTTTCTGAATCATTATCATCAGGATGATAATCTCTAATACACGCTAATTTTGTAAGATCGATTATTTCTTTATCGTAAAACACATTACCTTTTATACCTAATTCTATATCTCGTTTATTAAATAAAGGGATTACTACTTCAGCAAGAGTATCGCTCAACCAAAATAATCCATCTACTTGTGGTTTATCTATCATTTTTTAGTTTTATTTTCGTGTAACCAGTTAATAATATCGATTACTTCTCTTTTTAAATAAGGTACTTTGTATTCTATTACTTCTTTAACTATTGGATCACCAACATCGTTCAATTTAGTAATAGGATATCCAAATTGATTTTCATCGTCTGTTTCAAAAATTACATGTTGTAAAGATAAGTTTCTTGGTTTAAGTCTGTGATTATGTTTAAGAATAATATACATATATATACTCAATTGAAGAGCGTAATGATTTAATTCACAATCGTCAAGATGAGAAACAGGTTTTAAAAGTTTTTTACTAACTCCTTCCCAGTTTACAAAACCTTTAGTTTTAATTTCTTTGTTAGTTTTATAATCAGTAATATCAACATATTCACCAACTATTTCTACTCTATCGGATTGACCACATATCGCTGCAGATTTAAGATATACAAAGTGTTCTGGGTATATTCCTGGTACTAATTGTTGTTGAGGAGATAATTTAATATTGTTTTCTATAATAGGTTTTATTATAGGTAACTCAATACCGGAACGAGAAATTGTTTCTAAAGAAAGAACATCTCCCTCTCTTTGATTATGATACCAGGTACCTAACTTATTGGCTCTATCTCTTTCATCATCCCATGCTTTAACTATTAATTCAGGTTTTACACCGTACCATTTAGATTTTTTGTTTTTACTAACTTTTTCCGCTGTGGTAACACTATCAAAAGGTTCTTTAAATTTTCCTATTAAATTTGTTACACTTATCCAATCCACAGGATCGTTTAAATCTAGACTAGTGTATTTGTGATCTTTTTCTTCAAATTTTAGTATCATAAATTTTAGCTTTTAAATGTTGTTTTATTCCTTAACTATTAAATAATCACGATTGGTTTGGGTCATAATTAATATCATTATAAAGTTTGTCTTCTTCTTCTTGAGTTAAAACAGCACCCCATCTTTTTTCTGGATGAGGACATTCTGAAGATAAAGAACGAGTTTTAAATTTTAAATTACATCCACAAATAGAACAACAAGGTTGTGTTCCAGGTATCATACAATTAGTACCTTCTATATCAAAATGTTGACAAGTTCTACAAGAATACATTCTAGATTCTGCAATCTTTTCTATGTGTTCTTTCTTACTAATAGTATTAGAAACTCCTTCTAATATTTGACAAATATTTTTCCAGATTTTTTTAAATAGCATCTTTTGATTTTTTTAATTTTTTACGTTCTTTTTCTAAAGCTACCATATCAATAGCTCTTTCTACTTTAACTATTCTATTTTTAAGGTACATCTTTTTATCATAACCAACGAAAGTAGAAGTATTACACTTTTCTAAACCGGCTTTTAAAATATCAAGTTGCTTTTGAAGCTTTGATTTTTTTATAGTAAATACTCCAATTTTATGAAGATTGATATTTATATGTTCAATATTGGTAAGATTAGATCTGATAATGGAATAATAGAATTTCATTACATCACCTACTACAGACTCAGGTATTTTAACCTCATCCGCAACTTCTTTGTAAAGTGTTTTAGCTTTTCGAGGAATCATCTATATGACCAATTTTAAAATTAAGAAGAATATTACCAGTTACCTGAAATTTTAAATTTTCATTTATAACTATTTTTTTCTTAGTACCTTCAGTTTTATAAATAAGACTATACTTTTCAAGTTTAGATATAATATTTCTAACTGTTTGAGTAGATATAGAAGGTTCTTTACCACTACGATCTTTTCTCCAAACTTCTAGTTTTTCTAAATACCACTTCTGAGAAATTTCTGTACAAAATTTACTTAAATTAGTTTCTCCCAATTTAGCAAGTTTGATAAAACATTCTATATCACTTTCTGTAAGTAATATTTTATTTATAAAACAATGAGTAATAAGTTGGTATTGAATAATATCTTCTAAAGACATCAATACCGTTTTGTTCACAATTTTTGTTGTGGCCATCGGTATTATTTAGAAGGTTCTTGTTCTTTTTCTTCTTCAGGCTTTTGATTGATAGTAGCCTGTATATGTAGATATTTGAGATAGTTTTCCAAACGTTTTGTTTGGAACTCCTGAATCTCGCACTGTAATTTTTCTACAACGTGTTGAGCTTGTAGTAACTCAGTGCGAGAATTGTAATACTTTACTAAGATTTTATTCCTTTCTCGTATTTCTTCAGGAGTCAATTGTTTTTCTTCAGTGTGTTGGTTTTCCATAACTAATTTTTGTTAAAGTTATGGTAAAAAAGTTAAACTATCAAAAGTTAACTATTTTTTAGAAAACACAGACCAAAGAGCTCCGGTTAATGTTAGTACACCACCGATAATTTCAGCTACTAAGTTTTCATCTAGAAGACCTTTAGCTACAAGTAAACCGCCACCGAATGTTAATACGTGACGAAGTACTCCTAATACCTGTTCTTTTTTCATGTTGAACGTTTTTAGTGAATTAATAAAATCTAAGTTAATTAATTTCATTGACTTCTTTAAAGAAGTTAGTTAAAAATTTACCAATTACTCCGGCTAGTAAAGTACCGCCAACTACTAATTTCATACCTAAAGGTCCAAAAGTTTCTTTCAAAATTTCGTAAGAATACAATTCTCCTAAAGCTATAAAAGTAGATACAGCTAGTAAAGAGTCTCCAAGCTTTCTCATTGCGCGAGGAGTTGGTGCTGAATAATAAGACCACTTTATTTTAAATTTATTCATTTTTCAGTTTTAGCTTTTATATAACCGGTTAGTTCTGATAAAGAAGAACTTATTTGAGTTAACTGAACACCGAATCCTAATAACTGGGCCGATAGTTTTTCGTTAGACTCTTTAGCTTCTTCTCTAACGTATTCTATTTTTTTAGACAAATCTTGTTCTTTTTCTTTTACTTTATCATGAAGATGAGTAATCTGATTAGCTGTAGTTGTTTTCATCTCAGTAATTATTTGAGCATATTCTACTTTTAAATTAGTAATTTCAAAATTAAGATTATCACACTTAATAGTAACCCTAGTGGTTGATTCTCTCAAGGCATATAGAAAACCCAAAATACTTACTAATCCTAAAACAATCGCTATAACATCTTTTGTACCAAAACTTAATTGTGTTACATCCATTTTTGAAAATTTATAAACAGTATTATATAATATAACATATCTTACACAATTAAACTAATTTTTTGTTTAATTTTATAAGATCTTGTTTTACATTATAACTTGGACATGCTTTATTTGAAAACTCGTTGTGTCCATGAAAAGTAATACCCGGTAGTTTATTTTTTAAGGTAAAGTAAATAGTTTCAAAAATTTGTTTCTGTTTAGAAGTTCTGTTATCTATAGCTTTTCCTGAAGGTAATATTCCCCCGATGTAGGATATATGAATTGTATCGCCATTTATACCGGCTACACCATTAGCTATTTTGTTAAACTCCTGGAGTAAAGTCCAGGAACCGTCAGGAGTAACGATAATATGATAACCAGGGTTATTCCATTTTAATACCTTTTTCCAATAATCTTTGATAGAACTGACCGTAGCCGCTTGATTTGTAGCTGTACAGTGAAAAACAACACGAGTTATTTTTCTAGTTATTTTATAAGAGTTAATATAAGCAATTAACTCTCCAATATTTTTACAGGTAGGCTCAGCTTCTTTAAACTCTCCTACAATCATTTCTTCTTCAGGATCCGAAAAATCTTCTTTAAATTCTTGCTCGTAAACAGGATTAATATTTATAGGAATATCTTTAGTAAGAATTTCCCACGTTTTTGGTCCGACTATACCATCTGTTTTAAGTTCATTTTGTTTTTGAAAATTTTTTACTTTATTCAATGTAAAGTTTCCAAAAAAACCGTCGTCTTTTATGTTTAAAAGTTGTTGGAGTAATTTTACTTTAATTCCCCAGGCGTGTGATTTAAGTATCATAAGTATTTAAAAAATAATGAATAATCGTTATCAGGTGTAGTATTACCTCCGTGATACGGTTGTCTTATAGTACTAAACCAAGAAGTATCAGGAGCTTTTAAAATCCAACTTTTTCTATTTGCTTTAAATAGTACATTATGTTTGTTTACTACTATGTTTAGTAAAGCTATTTCACCCTCTTTAAGAATAAGAAAAGGGAAGTCAAATTCTTTGTTAAAGTTTCTGTTTATATAAGGTATTATTTGCCAGTAATCTTCTTGAGGATTGTATTTATACGCAAACATTACTGCGTTTTTATTAGGTTTGAGACCAAAAGATATACCACACAATTTATTCCAATCATCCTGGTCATCACAAGTATATCTTGAATCTTTAGTAAACTGAACGTAACCTTTTACTCTTTTAGTAAAAGGTGTTATCTGCCATATACGAGGCTTAGAAAAATGTTTACCTTTTGTAAATTCAAAAATCATTATTCTTCTATTTTTAATAAAGATATAAAACTTTATTAAAAGTTTCCTTTTGTAGATTCAAACCTAGGATTTTCCAGTTAATAGTCGGTTTTCTACTGCCCGTCTTCGTAATATTGGATATGTTCATTCTATTTCATCGATGTATAATAATACTATTTTCTGTATTTGTAAATAATCTTTACCTTTACCAAAAAAAAATTATGGTATTCAAAAATAGAGCTCATGTAGAAACTACAGGTTTAAAAGGTAGAAAAACATTTATAGAAAACTCTTTTCAAATTTCTAAACAATTAGACTCTTATTTAATTGCTAGTAAATTAAACGATAAAGGTATTTCTCATCATTTTAAAGACGACGGTTTCTGGGAAGCTTGGATAACTTTATGGATGAGTAAAAATATAAAACCAGGTTCTTATTGTATAGACGGAGGACCTAATTATGGATATTATACTTTCTTATTAGAGAAAAAAAATTGCGAAGTATTAGCTATCGAAGCTAACCCTGAGATAATACCGTTTCTTGAAAAGTCTATCGAATTAAATAATTGTGCATCTAAAGTTAAAGTTATAAATAAAGCAATAGTCGATGTTACCGGAAACGTTATCGAATTAAATATTTTAACTAGTAGTTTAAATTCTACTATAATTTACCAACACCCGGACGGACCTGTAGAAAAGACAATTAAGGTAGAAACAATTGCTTTAGACTCTATAGATAGACCCGTTGATTTTATTAAATTAGATATTGAAGGAGCTGAAGAATTAGCATGGAACGGTATGCAAAAACTTCTTGAAAGAAATCCTCAATGTGTTGTTTTATTAGAATTTGTTTATCCTCATTATTTAGAAAATGGGAAATATTTCTTCCAATCGCTGTCTAAAAATCATAAATTAACTTATGTGGATTATAACGGTAATGAACAACTTTTTACAGAAAGTATGTTAACTGAAGATAAAGAACCTTATCGAATGGTTGTTATAAGATCTTTGTAAGCTTTACATTAATTATAATTTATAATTAAAAGGTATGATCTATATAAGTTTTGTATCTATTTAATAATATTTTTTTACCCTTATACCAGGCAGCACACTCGTAAAAATCTTTAGGACAAGTTTCTTGTAATAACTGAATTATTCCTTCAGGTTTTTTATAAATACCTTCAGGTATATTAAAATAATCTGAACAAATAGTCCAAGGTCCTTTCATAGGTATTGTAGTACCTTTACCACCAAACATTTTATAAAATATTCGACCGGTAATAGGAACAATAGAATAAGCGTGATAAGAATAAGGGACTTTATTTTTTTTTAAATCAAAAAACCCATCTATTATTTTTTTGATTATTGTATTATTAGGAGTACATGCTATAAAATGTGGATTTATTAATCCGTTAGATGGTTTTGATAATACTGTTAAAAATGACACATCTTTACCCAGGAATAAATCGATAGATTCGATAGGTTGTATATCAATATCAGCATAAATCCCACCGAATTTGTATAAAATACAAACCCTAAAAAAATCAGATTTTATAGGCCCGTCTTTTACAGAATCAAAAAATTCAAGATATTTATCATGATAATTTTCTTGTAAAAATTTTCTACAATCCTCATCAGTATAAAACTCAACTTTATATTCTTGATTTAAGTTTTCCCAATTAGGAATAACGTAATCAGGTATATTATGATTTTTATACGTAAGGTAAATTACTTTTGGTATCATAACTCAAAAATAATAAATTTTTTGTACTTCCGACCGGACTCGAACCGGTACGAGCAAGCTCATGGGATTTTAAGTCCCACCGTTTACCACTCTCTTTTTTCGCCTCGGTTACTACCAGGTACCAATAACGTATAACCAAAGAAAGAAAGAAAGAACAATTAGTATAGAGAAAGATCAAAAGACTCTAGGAAACAACTAAATTTTTTTTGGGTATTTTTTTTGGTCTAAGTTAGAGTGAGGAGAGGGGTGGTACCAAACTCACCCCCCGTCAGTGCTTCGAACCCCCTACCCCCTACATGTTCTAGCGTTAGTGTTTCAAACGTCCGCTAGGATTTGAAAAAAAATATCTAGGGGAAGTATATTATATGTATAGTGTATAGTAATGTATAGATGATACTATGATGATTATAATAAGATGATGTCTAATAAATTATACAAAGAAAAGAATTGTATTGTTATATAATAGTAATAATAATAGTATATAGGTATATTAAGACTGTTTTTATATCAACTTACATATCAGAACCACAAACTTTAAAGCTATGAAGACAAGAACGGTATTAATTGAAGTAGTTTGTGGTGACTCAAAAGAGTTGTTACAAACACAAACTAAGTTAAACCAGTGGTCAACTACTGGTTTATTAATCAAGTATGATATTACAAGCAGTGCTACGCACTACTTGTTTAGGGTCTTACTAAAGAAAGAGGGTGAATAACCCTCTTATTTTTTTTATCAACCTACATATTAGAGTTATAAAATTTATAGCCATGAAAAACGTAGTAACATTTATAGGCTGTGTTAGCCTATCTTTCTTAATCGCTAGTTTTGTAGCCGGGATGATGACGCTAGGAAGCGCGTTTAGTTTCAACGAATACAACGTATTTGCTTGGATAGTACTAATAATGTACTATACAACTACTACTTGTTTCGCCATCTACTGGTGGTACGAAGATGTAAAAGAGTGAGTTTATACTCACTTTTTTTATATCAACCTACTTGTATGAGTCTTAGTACCAAATCTTAAACCAATGGCTAAAAGCGAATTAGTTCTCTTGTTATCACAATTGTGTAACAAGAAAGGTTGGAATCTTACTGTTAAGTAAGCCTTGACCAAGATAGTAGACTTAGCGTCTACTATTATTTTTTCATATCAACCTACTTTTTCGAGTTATTGTATCAAAATCTTACTATATGTTACACACGTATTCGGTGATTAAGAGGAACAACTGTGTTTTTAATCACCTCGAATGGGAGGCTGCTAAAGCTATAGCAGAAGAAGGAGACTTATTACTCACCATTAAAGACAATCACATTTCTAACATCCGTGAGTTAGAACGTGTAGATTGCTATTATGGTAAACAGTTTGAGTCTACAAATGGTGTGATTACACCGTTCTATCAATAATAAACAAGGTGCTATAAAGTGCTATTTATATATGAACAAGCAATGTATTGTCATATTTTAAGGATTAGCAGCCTTGTTTATTATTTTTTTATATCAACCTACATTATTGAACACTAAATTTATACTATGAACAAAAATGACCGTTTTGTAATGTCGGCTATAGTAGCCGGTGTTATTATTATGTTGTACGTATGTGTATCATCTATGATGTACATCAAGTGTATAACTAAAAGTAAAACCGAGATTGACATGTGTGAGTGTCAACAGAAGTTTCGTCCTTGGAAATCAAACCCTGATTGTTTATGACAGTCGGGGCTGAAGTCCTTGTCTATGGTCAAAGGACCAGGATAAAGGAAGTATCGCCAGGCGGATCGGTAAGTTTCACGACCAAGATCAGATTACCTTGTGGTAGCTGGACCTATTACCTCGGAATATTTGAGGTGAGCGCTATTAAGCCCGTTAACGTATAAAGTTAGCGGGTTATTCTTTTTAGGGTAAAAATACAGGTTGGTATAAAACTCAAAAGTTTAATATCAACCTACTTAATAGAACCTTTGTACCAAAAAATATACACTTATGATAGAATCATTTATTGACTTCAGGAAAGGAAATACTAATCCTGAAGAATTACCTGTTGTGTTAAACAAAAGACAGTTCGAGACTTTATTAGGTCTTATCCCTGTAGCAAGTAATGGGGGTTATCTAAAAAGTATTTCGTTTGAACTAATCGAAGACTTGAATGATTTAGAAGTATCAGACAAAGATTACGTTGAAAGGGTTGAAGAATATGTTAACAATTACTTGAATAGAAAGTCTATTCAGGATATGGTTAGCTTTCGCCACCACACACCGACTCTTTACAACGAGATAGGAGTTATTACAGCACCTGTGGAGTGTTACTGAGATGTAGTCGAAGTTTCCCCAATCATTGACTGTTAAAAGGTAATCCATTAGGATTATCTTTTTTTTTCATATCAACCTACCTATTAGAATACAAAAACGGATACAATCCTAGCAGTGACACGGCGTTGGGCTATATGTAAGTAGTTACCGTTTTTTTTCTAAAGTACTCCTGATTAAATTGGTATGATTACTCTAATTTTTCATATCAACCTACTTAATAGAACCATAGTACCAAAAAACAAAGTACTATGAAAAATTCGTTAAAAGCTATCTACATTGATAGCAACCCACAGACAGGCGTTAATTTCTTCGCCATTGATAGCGACAACCAAGCCCTTTTGGATAAGTTCCAAAAAGCCCGTGGTAAGTACGCTAGTACCATTACCGATGAATTTTCGGATTATTTCGGTATGCCGAAGTACAGTACGAAATTCAAAGCCGCGGATTTTAACATCGGTTTTTCGGAAAGTGGTAAAATAATCCACTTAGAAGACGAAACCGATAAGTTAGTCAAACTAGTGGGTACCTATCAGGGTGCGGTGGCTGATAAACTTGCGGATAGGGTTGCTGACCTAATCTTCAAGCAACACACCAAGAAGGCTACTGTAGCACCACCTACACTAGAACAGCCTGAGTTCGTTCCAAGCGAAAATGATGCCGACTTTGAAGATTAGTCATTGGGTAGCACGTCAATACGACGTGTTACCTTTTTTTTTCATATCAACCTACCTATTAGAATACAACACAGCCACGTCTCCGACCAAGAACATGATCTTGTTCTAGGTCTTGTATCAAGATCTGAGCCCTCCTCCAGAACTAGTTCAAGATTAACGATTAGAATCCTCTATTCCATGTCTTGGAGAGGTTTTTGTTCTTGTAGACTAGTCTCACGTTTTAGATCTCTAGGAGAGTCTAGATCAAGTTACTTGAGTCCTCTGTCTAGATTCCTAGATTCCAAGATTTTTTTCATATATACCCTACTTTTTAGAATCCAAGGGCTTATGTCCTAGAACCTAGATACAAGAGCCTCGTACCTCGATCTAGACCTAGAACAAGTTCCCGAGTCATTTACACGTTTCATTTTTCATTCACAAATCCTAAAAAACAAGGAGGACACCATGAGCAATTTAATTGCTAAGTATCACGACTCTTATAAGAGCGTACAAAAAGACCCTAAAACCGGTAAAGAGATACTGGACGAAAACGGGCGCAAGATCTTGACTGCAAAATTCATCTACACCGTTGACGGTGAAGAAGAAGATGTTCAAAGATACTTGGACATCAAAGCGGACGAAGGTTACGACATGTTCGACCAGGCCTTGGGTAAAGTTCTGTTCTTTACACCACAGTTCCACGGTAACGACATCGAGTTAAAGATCACTACGAACGACAACATCGTTGTTGATACTAGTGAAATGGATCGCGTTAAGTCGTTCGTAAAAGCGAACGGTGGCGATTGGGGCCAGGTCGTAACCCAGAAAGCGTTGGCCGAACTAAACTTCGGTAACATCTTCGCTGCTCCGGCCAAGAAATCTGTTACTAAACCTCAACCAAAGGTAGAGGAAAAAGTTACAGGTGAGGATAACGGGCCAGAAGCGGATTTAGAAAACTAGTTATATGAATTAGTTGTGGTTCATAAGTGATTGATAGTGAGAGAGTTGGAGAGGTATTGTTACCTCACCCTCTTTCATTGTCCACTTAATTGTACGAGAATCAGAACTGGGCGCCCGGCGCACCTCATAGCTAGTCTCTAAGAGAGTAGATACACTTATACTTGAAACACTATACTCGTTATAGTGTTTCTCGTATACTTGTTTCGTATACTCACTTACTTGTTTTATCATTTACTTGGTTCTTGTATCTGGTAACCGAGGGTTTGATTCCTCTTTCTTTTATTTTAGTATCCAGGTGATTAAGGCGTGAAAATCGTGCGTTGATTATTAATCAGGTTCACCAAATCCTTCTATATATGATTTCACCTATCATTACTCTTTCTAACGATAAGAAAGTTATAAACTTTTCGTCTCCTCATGATTTTCATTTTGTTGATGGTACTATTTTACCCAGGATATCTGACGAAGATGCCGAGCGTTTAAAAGTAACATTCATCGAAAATGTACATGATAATGGCGATGTTGAGTTATCCTTTACCCTGGGTCCAGAAGTACATACCAGGATGATGGAATGTAAAACGTTATGGGATAATGATCTAGTAGACGTTGTTTACTGTCCGTTACCTATGATTACCGCTCTCAAAGAATCCGGGTATGATCTCAAAAACTCTCCGTTTCGAGCAATTCGTGTTGAAGACCGTATCAAAAAACTTGTCTCTATCGACAAACAATGTATTTAAGAAATAACAAACCAAAGAATAGTTCAGCACATTTCAAACATCAATCTGCTAAATTGAATTGTATCTATTCTGTATTTGTTAGTAACCCGTCTCTTTTAGGGATGGGTTACACATCTTAAGCGTTTCCAGGAAACAGGTACTGGTGTAAAGTCCCGATGAAACCAATCTCTGACGTGTCGAGAGTTTGGTGATATATCCGGTAAGCATGGGAAACGTATTTTTTTACTATCTTAATCTCCGATATGAAAAATAATTTTGCTTTTAGATTAGTCTTACTAATCGTAATGATTCTTCTTATATCTG